TGGGTAAGGCAGCGAGCCGAGAGGAAATAAAGCCGTATGGGATTGCAACAGAAACTACAGCAAGCGTTGACAGGGCGCGACGATCTCAGGTACACCGATCAGGTAATAGCAACGCTACAGTACAGCGGGTACGCACCCTGGTTTAAGGCAGTGCTATTGAACGTGCCAGAAGCTGACATACCGTACCATGTGCGAGAAATCGAAGGGCTACGCGCGAACGGTGCCGAGCCGCTCGGTATCAATGACGTACGGGATTATCGACGTATGGCAGCGCGTGCCGAGCACCCAAGCGAGCCAGCACCAAAAGCCCAGGGCAGTACACATGCCCTGTACGTTACGGGGCGCGTTTGGAGCACCAACCCTGCATACTATGCAACGCGCAACATTATGCAGATTTGTGCCGATATGGCTTGCAGCCGCGATGCTGCCTATAAGCACCTGAAACGGCACGGGTACAAATATCAGAAGCTCGTAACGGTACACAGGGATACGCGCAAGATCGATTACCCAACAGATCCGCAATGGTACGCTACTCGCACCCTGGCGCAAGCTGCAGCCGAATTGCGCATAGACAAAAAGCGCATACATACATACATACACAGGCACGGGTACACATTCAAACCCAGACCAAAACGGCAGCGCCTTGATGAGGTATACGACAGTAACCCAGAAGTATACAAACACAAGACGATAGCCCAGCTCGAGAAATTGCTCGGGTACAGCGGCTCGGCAATTCGGCATTTTCTCACCTCGAGAGGTATACCATTTCGTAAAGTACGGCAGCCGTATGCAAACAGGGTACAAACCATGCCTCAAGATGCAGAATGGTATGCAGTGCGAACAATCGAGCAAATTTGTGACGCGCTCGGGCTGACACAGCACGCGGTACGCAATTACATACGCACACGCGGGCTAAAATACACGCTCGTATACCCCAAGGCGGCACCGCTGCCATTTCCAACCAGTGCCGAGTATTACGCTACTCGTACCATGGCTGAATTGATTACCGAGCTGGGTACCAACCAAAAGCAGGTACGGTATTTTATGCGTAGGCACGGGTTTACCTACCTCAAAACCGAGAATGAATATTCAACGCCTAACATGCTGAATTTTCCTACTGATCCTGAATGGTACGCAACCAAAACGGTGCGAGAGGCGCGCGAATTACTACGCTGTACCGATAATGTGATGCGTAAATTTTTGGCAGCTAAGGGCTGGGCGTTTAAGCGGGTACAGGTACCATACCGAAATTATAGAAAGGCTGGTAAGTAATGCCGAGCTGGCACAAACAAGAGGTGTATGTAGGCAATGGCATACTGGTAGATAGACGCTGGGCTAAGCAATCCGAATGGGTAGAGATTAAGCCGACAGCAAACCAGCCAACATCGATACAGATATACGCCAAACGCACACTGCAGAAGCGCTACAGCCTGCGATTTATTGCAGCAATGTATGTCAACAAATCACTGCAACTGCAGCTGCAATCAGTACGGCAGAATATCGAGTTTGATTACTGGCTCGAGATGTGCGTAAAGTTTGCACACGATACCCAGCAGCCATACGAAGATTTGCTATACAACCTAAATCACCTGCGAGCCAGTGAGCACACATGGGAGAAAGGGTTAACCATGCCAGCCTATTACCAGGGCGAGCCGATCACCATAGAACGGGATACAGAAGAATGAGCAAGGCAAAACCAACCCCAATACAGAGCAAAGTTATAAAGGGATTTTGGTTTGTCTGGGCAGATAAACCAAAATTGGCAAACTTGACGACAATCTACACAGGTACTGCAATGAGGTTTGATGTATTGCCAGCTGCAACAATGTATTTGAATACACCTACACAGGATAAACACACAGCTGTAATATTCAACATAGGCAGAAACGAGCCTATTCAAGCTAATAACATTGAGAATATGAAAGCGTATATAGAACATTCTATTGAGCGGTATTTACAAGAGAGAGAGAAAATAGCATGAGCACGATTGTATTATTTTGGTACCTGGTATGCAACGGCAGCGCCTGCCATACCGAGCCGTTTGAGGTAACACCCGAGGCGCTGGCTATCATTTCTTGCGAGTCAGGCGATGGTTACAATTACGGTACGTATACCCGCTGGGCTCGATCCGAAACCAATGACGGCGGGCTATTTCAATTTAACGACAAAACCTACAATTGGTTAATGGGCAAAACCAATGCCGAGCTAGACAGCCCAGCAAATCAGTATGCAGCGTTTGTACGGTTATGGGATAACGGCAAGGGCTGGCGTCATTGGAAATCGTCGCAAGGGTGCTGGGCGCAATGGCTCGAAATCAACAGCGAAGGGGTAGCACAATGGCGCTAGATAACTTGTATATCGACGTTGACAAACAGCACGGGTGCGTAGAGCTCATCGACGCAATGCAAATGCACCCTGTACAGAAGACGGTACGAAGCGCGCGGGTTAGCTACGCGCGCGACACACTCGAGAGCACGGCAGCCAGGGATAGCAAGCTACTGCGATCACTGGCGCGCGAAAACCACTGGAGCCCTTACCGACACAGCCCTATAACCCTGCATATAAGCTGCCCAGAATTCATAGCGCGGCAATGGTATAAGCATGTTGTAGGCAGCTCGTACAGTTTCGTTGATACGGGCTGGAATGAGCTCAGCCAGCGGTATAGCCTGGTAGACAAATTTTACATACCCGAGGCACTACATTACCAATCGGCTACCAATCACCAGGGCGCTGCAGGGTACCACGAAGACAGCGAAGCGCTACGCGAACAAATGAAAGACGTAACGAATCTGGCTGTTGAAGCGTATAACAGAATGATTAGGTTAGGCGTTGCAAAAGAAGAGGCGCGCATGATTCTGCCATTGTCAACATACACGCGTTTTTACTGGACAGCATCACAGCAAGCGTTATGGCATTTTGTGCAATTACGACGCGCAACAGGTGCGCAGGCTGCAATTCGATTGTATGCCGAGGCAGTGAACGAGATTTGTGGCATTCATTACGGCGACGCCTGGCAGGCAATACAGGATCAACAGCAATGAGCAAAGAAAAGATATTCGCACAGATTAAACGGGTAGAGCACGATTTGCAATTTTGGCAGGGCAAGGCAAAACAAATACAGCACTGGATAGACAACCCAGACGACAGAGACAGAAGCTCAACCGAATTGTTTTACCCGAGCTGGCTAGCAAACGTACAGCAGCGCATCAAAGACGCGCAAGCCGAGCGAGAGAGCCTATTAGAACGCTGGCGTAACTGATTTGTTATACTCGTACCAATACAGATAAGGGGCACGCAATGACAACACCAAAAGCGCCAGCACCACTACCAAAAGCATTTGACCTGGGCATACCTGGCGGTACCTATACGGCAACGCCTACGTTTGTAGTGATCGATAAGGCAGGGCAATGGTTTGCAACGAGCATGAGTAATGCACTGGTACCAGCACCCCAATTCGGTATACATTGCTGGTATCGTAAAGCTATGGATCAGCCCTGGCAGCTGTTGCGATTTAATGACGGTTGCCACGGTAACCTAACTGTACTACAGGGCAAATTGTTTTTTATGGTGAACAACAAAAACGGCACGGTAACTGCAACGATGATCGAACGATTTCAGGGGCTGCCAGTATGAAACTATACCCAGAATCAAACGTACCAGCCTCGAGCACAGGCGGCAAGCGCAAGGCGCTACCAACCGTCATTGTGCTACACCACACAGGCGGCAGCGGCAACGATGCAAACGAAATTGCCTACCTGCAAAACAACCCAGCTGGGGTAAGCATTCATTACTACATTTCTAAGACAGGCGCGCGTACCCGTATGGTACCTGACGACGTCATAGCCTACCATGTTGGTAACAGCAAAGTAGGCAGCCTCGGGGCGCCAAACGCTGCCAGCCTCGGCATTGAGATTTGCAACACAGGCAGCAAAACCAAACCCGATCCGTACCCGCTCGCGCAAATCGAGAGCACAGCCCAGGTTGTAGCGCGTTGGTTGCACGCGTACCCAATCCAAATGATTACCTCACACGCGGGTATTGATACCAAGGGAAAATACGATCCCTATAATTTTCCATGGCAGCAATTTTACGCAATACTTGCAACGTACATGGTGACTGAATGACAGACACTATAGAGGTAAAGCTAGCCAGGCTAGAAGAAAAAATAGATAACCTGTTGCGTTTATCTCGAGCAAACGAAACCGCAATCAAGGCGAACGAAATCGAAATGCGTGCCGAGGTTAAAGAGCTCGCGGGCAGGCTGGCAGAGCTCGAGCAATCTATTAGCAAGATTTGGGGAGGCGTTGCAGCTATTGCAAGCCTGATTAGCGTAATCATGTGGTTAGTAAATAGGATGGTAGGACAATGACAAAAAAGCCATGGTACAAGAGCCGTGTTATTTGGCTCAACATCACAACCGCAATTGCAACAATGAGCATGATTCTATCGGGCGATCCTGCCTGGGCAGAATTTGCACAGGGCATGCTTATGATTAACGCGCTGGCAAATGCTGCCCTGCGCATTATTACGGTTACCGAAATCGAGTAAAAGCATGAGCGAACAACCAGAAGAAATTTTACCGTTACACGGCAAGATGAAACGCAAGCCAGGGCGACCAAAACGAAAACCCGATATGCCTATGCAGCAGCCCAGACCGCGCGGGCGACCTCCACTGAACGCGCCAAAAGTAAAGCCAGTAAGCAGCAAAGCATACGTACGACCTGACACAATCGTATTGAAATACAGCGACGGGCGCGAGGCGCGTACTACTAACCTCGACGTTGACGCCTGGCTGCCTGTGTTTATACGGCACCTCAGTTTATGGGGTAACGTTACAGCCGCTGCCGAGTATGTAGGCATTAACCGTAAGACCGCGCGCAAGGCGTATAACGAGCGCCCTGACGTTAGGGAGCAATGGCACGAGGCAATAGATGAGGCAGCCGAGCGGCTCGAGATGGACGTAGCCGAGCGCGCGCGCAAATCCGATTTGCTCGCTATGTTTTTACTCAAGGGCTTAAAGCCTGAAAAGTATCGAGAGAAATACGAAGCGCCAGCAAACCAACAGGCTACTGATTTTGTAGTAGAGATAGGCAATGAGCCAGTACACCGATTTGCAGACCAGCAACCCAGTGCGTTTATTGAAGCAGACCGAATCGACAGCGCCTCAACTCGCATTCTTCCGGAGTAGCGCCAGGTTTCGGGCATTCATCGGCGGGCGCGGCAGCGGTAAAACCAGGGCAGGGGTTATCGAGGTGTTACGCCAGCCAGCAGGCAGCACGGGCATGATTATTGCGCCTACGAATGCCATGCTACGCGACGGGGCGCGCAAGATGTTATTAGACATTGCGCGCAAGGCAAAAATACTCGTACAGGAAAACATCAGCACTGGCACGATTAAGCTACATGGTAACCGTACCATATTGCTACGATCTGCAGAGAATCCCGAGCGCCTACGCGGTGCTAATTTGGGCTGGCTATGGGTAGACGAGGCAGCGCTTGTACCTGTCAATACCTGGGCAATTGCTATTGCAACATTGCGAGAAGAGCCAGCCAGGGCATGGGTTACCACTACACCGCGCGGGCGTGATTGGATTTACGACCTGTGGACGTCAGGCGATCCCGATTACGAAATCATACACAGCAAAACGGCAGACAATGTATTTTTACCCAGCTCGTTTATTGATACGCTGCAGAAATCGTACACCAGTGAACAATTTCGGCAAGAGGTAGAGGGCGAATTTGTCGACATGGCAGGCGCGCTATTTAAACGGCATTGGTTTACCGTTATCGAGCGAGCACCCGAGGGGCTGGCATGGTTTCGGTATTGGGATACGGCAACCAGTGTGCGAGAAACTGCAGACTATACAGCGAGCGTACGATGTGCGTTTGATGATCAGGGCACGCTATACATTGCAGACGGTATCAGGATTAAAGCCGAATTCCCTGATGTACGAAAAATTATGGTTGATACCATGAAAACCGAGCAATACGATACTATGCAAGGGATAGAGCAAGCCCAGGCAGGTTTAGGCGCGCTGCAAGATATCAGGCGTATGCCTGAATTAGCGAACGTATCACTGCAGGGCTATGTGGTGACACGGGATAAAATGCAGCGGGCAATGCCCTGGGCAGTGCGAGCCGAGCAAGGCATGGTACGAGTAGTACGAGGCGATTGGGTATCCCAGTTTATTGATGAGTGCCTAGCATTTCCACACGGGCAGCATGACGATATGGTTGACGCGGTTTCAGGTGCTGTAGAAATGCTTGCCAGCGGGCAAGTATTGTACGATTTCATATAGCGATACAGACAGAGGTGCCAGGCATGGAATATAAAGCAATCGAGGCAATACCAGGCTGGTATAGCATTGCCAAAAAGGCAGGCGAATTATACGGTACCCTTGATGCATACGAAAAGGTACCAATGTATTACCGCGCAATTAACCTGCGAGCTGATGCGTTGGGCACCGTACCGTATGAATTGCTACGCGCTGGGCTGCCTGTCGATTATCCATTTTCTACACCGCTCGAGAATCTCATACAGCAAACCGAGCGCGCGCTTATGTTGGTAGGGCGGGCATTCTGGTTGCGCCTGTATCGAGGGCGCGTACTGTACGGGTTTCAATTCATTAATCCGCGATCGGTAGAGGTTACGTTTCATCCCGAATATATGCAGGGTGCCGATTACCTCACAGGCTTAAGATTTACGCAGAAGATCGACGGACAGGTACATGCTACCTGGACAGCAGCCGATATTGTGTATTTTCATGAGCCCAGTATCAAAAACGATATTAACGAAGAGGTAAGCCCAGCGCGGGTAGCATTGCAATCTGCCCAGCTTGCGTACTACCTCGAGCGGTTTGCCTCGGCATTTTTCGAGCACGGTGCACAGCCTGCATTGGTGTTGAGCCTCGATAAAAGCGTAACGCCTCCCGAGCTCGAGCGAATGAAAAGCCACTGGACGCGCTATGTTGAAAACGTAGGCAACGCGTTTAAAACGTTTTTTTTCCGCGGGCAGGTGAATGCCCAGATTGTGACATTTCCGCTCGATCAGATGGATATGGTACCAATCCAAGAGCGCGCGGTAATGAACATCGTCAGCACGTTTGGGGTACCTCGTACCATGATCGAAGCCAGCGCGGCAAACTATGCAACCGCTGACAGCGACAGGCAAAGTTTCTGGCGTGAAACGATTGTACCCAGGCTGGCATTTTACGAGCGCGTGCTAAATGAGCAATTATTTCGTACGCTGAAATATCAGTTTAAGTTTTTACCGGAAAAACTTGACGTGTTTCAAGTAGACGAAGCCGCGAGGGCAAATAGCCTGGTATTGCTGGTACAAG